TTGCGATCCTTCTCGATGCGAACATCCATCCCGATGGCGGTGATCATGTTGTCCATGCTGGACAGCAGGATGCGGCCCCCGGTGCGGTAGGTACACTTGACGCTCTCAGCCGCGCCGATGTTGCCGCCGCCCAGGCGGGTCCACTGGCCGTTGGCCAGATCCACGGTGGCGTCCGTGCCCGGAGCCTGGTACGCGGCCTCGGGGGGAATGCCCATGGTGGACTTGGCCAGGACCAGGCTCGTCACCGGGTTGTAGCTCAGGCTGGAGGGGGTGGTGCCGTCCGCGTTGGCCGCGACGTTCTCGACGTAGAGCGGGTTCGGGTCCAGCAGGGAGATGGGCATCAGCTCGATGCCGAAGAGCTTGATGTTGCCGTCCCCGGACAGGGCCGCATCACCAGCGGCGGTGCCGCGCCCGGACAGGTTCTCCCGCATGGCCTGCTCATGGTCCCAGGACAGGAACGCCTTGAGCTTCTTCTTGTCCTTCTTGAAGCGGTTGGGGATGGCGCTCAGCAGGCGCGAGATGAGGTTGGGGCTGATGCCCGCGTTGAGGGCGTCCACGGTGTTGCCAGCTTCCGCCGCCTTGAGCCAGCCGTTCATCAGGGCCAGGTAGGTGTCCTTGCGGTAGAGGGAAGCCGAGCCGCCCTCCATGATGTCGCTCTCCAGGGCGGCGGGTCCGACGGTGTTGCCGTCCCAGTACAGCTCCTCCATGTTGTTGGCGAGCCGGGTGGCCATCATCTTGACGATGTGGTCCTCGACGTTGTCGCCCTCGATGTTGTAGTCCTTGACGAGATCCTCGATCTCGAACGGGACCATGATCTCCACCGGCTGGAGGGTGATCTTGCTGGTGGTCACGCCGCGCCGCATGTTGGCGTTCTTGGCCTCGGCCTTGGGCATGGCGACCCGGTTGGCGACCCCGATCTTCTCGATGGTCATCTGCTCGTTCTTGAACTTCACCACGCGAGTCTTCCCCTTGAGGTCGGTCTCGTCGATGACGTAGTCCAGGAAGCGGTTGCTCTGGGCGGGGTTCAGCTTGCCCGCCGTGGCCAGCGCGTCGGCAGTGATGGTTGCCTTGCGGACCAGTTCTTCGTTGCTGAGTTTCGACATTTTGGTTTCGCTCCTCTTGCTGTGGTTGCCGGGGCAACCCCCAGCGAGTTTTGTTGGTCCTTCTGGCTAACTCACCACGCCGCCCCAGAACCCGGGGGCTCCTGGCTCAGCGGCCTTGTTCACCGGCTTCTTGTCGGCGTCGTCGTCGTCCGCAGCCGAGACCGGCGCGACCGATGCTGCCTTCTCCACCGTGGCCAGCCGCTCCAGCGCGGAGTCGAGCTTGCCGGTGATGGCCTCCAGCCCCTTGGTCAGCGGCTCCAGGTCGACGGCGGGGGCCGGGGCGGGGGCTTCCTTCTTCACCTTGCCGCCGCCCTTGGCCTCTTCACCGCTGGGGTCCAGGTCCGCGAGCAGCTCATTGAGCACCTTCACTGCCCCGCGAAGCTGGGACAGGCGCACCTTCTTCATGGCCGCGCCGCGCTTGATCAGCAGCTCGGGCTCGCCGTCCTCGCCCACGCGCTTGAAGACCTCGACCTCCTCTTCCTTCTTGACGGGGGGAGCCTTCTTGGTGTCGGCCTCGCTGCCCTGGGCGGCGAGATGGGACAGGGACTCCGCGATCTCCCCGATGCTCCGGGTCATCTCCTCGGGAATCTCGTCGCCCTCCAGCGCCTCGGCCTTGGCGACCAGTGCGGTCAGCTTGCCGACGATGCCCTTGGCCATCTTCACCACATCCGCCGCGCTCTTCTGCTGCTCCTGCTCCTCGGGCTCGTTGCCCGCGTCCGCGCCGACCTTCTTGGCCAGGGCCAGCATCTTCGCGGAGGCAGCGCCGAACTTCTGCGACACGGCCTCGGGAACTTCCTCGGCGCTGCCCAGCTCGTTGACGGCCTCGGTCACGGCGGTCAGGACGGCCTTGGTCTCCGCGACCACGCTGTCCTTGAGACCCTTGGTGACGGGCTCGGGATCGGGCTCCGGGGTGGTCTCCGGGGCGCGGGTGGTTGCCAGGTCGAGGATGTCCACGAAACTCGCATCGTCCTCGCCCTTCTTCACCTCGGTGGCGGGTAGGGCTTTTCTCTTCGACATTGGGTCATCCTCCGTGAGTAGCCTGAACCTCTCAGCCCCACCATCTGCGGACTTGACGATTAGCCATGTGCGCTGGATAGCGGGCCGGTCAACGACAGACACCTCTCGGACATCAACGTCTTCAAGGCGGGCTTCTGGTTCGGGACTTGGTTTCTTCTTCATTGGGCACCAGTGTAATACCTAACACTTCTATCGCGCAAACAAGATATCTGTCAAGCCGCCTTGAGCCGAGTACGACGGGCAAACCCGCCCATGCTGAAGCCGGTGAACTTTCCAGCTTTGATGTCGTCCCAGAGCTTCTTGTCAAGGATGTGAAGCATCAGGAGCCACGAGCCCTTCTTCACCTTCTGCCCCCCGATGGTCATGTCTGCCGGGGCGATGAAGGACTCGTAAATCTCGGTCTGGTGGTTGGCCAGCTTGGAGTGCTGAAGCCCCCGGTTCTGGTACTTGGCCAGCCAGCGGTGGGCCGCTACTTCGATCTCCTCTTCCGAGACCGTGTCCTTGTGGGCATCAGTCTCCCCGGGCTCCAGCACGATGCCGAAGACGATGCGCTTCTCCTCCCCGGCCTTCTTCTCAATCGCGCAGAGCTTGACATCAACCGCCGTGGCGCTCAGCCACTCCGCGAAGACCTCGTTGAGCAGGGTGTCGTCTGCCTTGTGGACATCAACCCCTTGCTCAGAGCAGAAGCAGTGAAAGTCGGCCTCTTCGTCCACGCCGAGCAGCTTGGTGAACACCAGCTCTTGCAGGGGAGTCGCCGCCTTCTTCAGCCGCGCCTTGGTCTCCCCCTCAAGCTGGCCGACAACCGCCTTCACTCCAACATCGAGTTTGATGGTTCGCATGGAGCCTTCCACGAACGCCTTCGGGTCAGCTTGGCGAAGGCGGAAGCTTCCATCGGTCTCGTCCACCTTCTCGGCTTTGAAGTCGTTGTCCTTGGCCCACTTCGTTGCCTCGGCGGCGGTGGAGAACTCCTGCTTGCTGAAGATGAGCGACTGCACCACCATCGGCTTCTTCGCCGCTTTGAACAAACCCAGACTCGTCCGGGCAAGGGACTCGTCGATGCCCAGGGCGGCGGCTTCCACCCGGACGGCATCGTCCAGCTCTCGCAGGGGCTCGGGCATAGCCGTCCGACGCACCAGCTCGCGCCTGACGAGCATTGACTTCCTTACCTGTAGCTCTGGGTCAATGGGAGCACCAGAGGCGAAGACATGGCCAAGCCTGCGGTGCAGCACTTCGAGATCGGGAAGCTCGATGTCAGCCAGGGTGGCCGGGGTGATGTCAGCCAAGATAGACTTCTCCACCGACACATCAGGGGAGGAGTCGTCCAGCCCTGGACCCAAGTCCCAGGCATCCCACGGGGTGGGCAGAATGAAGGTGGTGGGGCTGCTCTCGGCGCTCTTCTTCTTCGCCTCCACCGCTGCCTTCTTCGCGGCCACCAGGACCGCTGGGTCGAAGGCATTGAGCGCGGCCACATACTTGGAGATCTGGTCCACACAGAAGTACTCGATCTTCCGCCGCTCACCCAGCGGTGGCAGGCTCTTGAACCGGGTGGCCATGAACGCTTTGAACGCCGCCTTGACCTCCGGGGTCATTGCCCTCTTCGGAGTGAGGACGCCCGGGTGATCGTACAAACGCAGAACCGGAATCGTGATGTCGTGGAGTTCAGCTTGCTCCATGAAGATGAGCTTGCCGAAACCGGGAGCGCGGCCCCATGCAGCGGAGTCCACCGAGTCGATGACATCCACCCAGCCCATCTGCTTCGTCATGCTGCCTGCGGCCAGGAGGTGGACCTTGGTCTTGTGCAGCCGCCCGTCCTCGGCCTTGGCGTCCATCCTGGCGGCAAGGCCCTTGACGCCGCCCATCTGCTCAGTCTCGCCCGCCTTGCCCGCCGTCTTACCCCAGGCAGACAAGCAGAGCTTCGAGTCTCTCTTCCAGATGTCCACCACCCTGGGGTCTTCATCGAAGCGCAGGTTATCAACGAACATGATGTCGTTGCGGGTCTGCGGGTCTTTCATCAGGATCGCGTAGTTCTTGAAGGTGTTCTCCCGGCTCCGCAAATCGTCCAGCGTGACGACCTCGTCGAAGACGCCCGACATCTCATGGCGCAGGAACCCCTGGTACTCTTCCAGGGTCACCGTTCCTGGCTTGGCGAAGTTGGTGAAGCCCCCGGAGTCGAGCATCAGCTTCTTGCCCTTGGCCTTGAGCAGCTTCACATCGGCCACCAGCTTCTCGGGCTTCTTCTTGAAGTGGGCGAAGCTCACCAGCATATCGACATCGAACCCGCACTCCACGAACTGGCGCACATTGCCGACGCCCACGCTGAAGTAGTAAGTGAGCCAGTTCTTCTTGGTCTCGGGCATTGTCTTACCTCACTCGGTTGAAGAGTAGCTGCATGACCTCGGCTCGCGCCGTTGAGTCGTCGCGGAAAACGCCCAGCATCGAACTCGTCCGCATTGAAGCATGGCGCTGCTCAACCCCCCGGGCCTGCATACACATGTGCTCCCCGTCCAGGATGACCGCGACCCCCATGGGGTTGATCATCTCCTGCACCGCCTCTGCGACCTGACGGGTCAGCTTCTCCTGTATCTGGAGCCGCCGAGCGAACACATTGACGATGCGGCATAGCTTGGAAGCGCCGAGCACCTTGCCCGCGCCGTTGGGGAGGTAGGCGACCTGGGCATCCCCGATGAAGGGCAGGATGTGATGCTCGCACCAGGAGTAATACCGGATGTTGCGGATGACCACGATGTCGTCGTACTGCTCTTCAAACACCTTGGCGTGGCTGTTGGGGTCTTCGTGGTAACCGCCGAAGAGGGTGACCCAGGCTTTGGCCACCCGGGCGGGAGTCTCTTTCAGCCCGTCGCGTTCAGGGTCGTCACCGATCAACTCGATGAATCTGCGGACGAGGTCTTCTGCCTCTGGGATCTGTTCGGGTTTCATCTCGCGCCCACCTCACTAGCAAGTAGCAGAACGGGGTGTCCGCGACCGCAATCCCAACCTTCAGGATGTACTGGCCGAGGACCATTAGTGCCAAGTCTGACGCTGGCACATTTCCACCGAAGGCTACCACCACAAAGACTGCGGTGTCCATAAGCTGCGAGATGACCGTGGAGCCGGTGTTGCGGAGCCAGAGCTTTGACGGCCCGGTTCTGGCTCGGATGGCGTGGAAGACAACTACGTCGAGGTGCTGGGCCAGGAGGTAGGCCAGGAGGCTGGCCAGGAGGATGCGGGGCGCGTTTTTCATAACGACCCGGAGTGATGCCCCGGTATGGGAGAACGAGGCTTCAGGGAGCGCCAGGGCGGCTTCTACGAGCCCCAGCATCAGCAGGATAGATAGCAGCCCCCACCAGACGGTTGAGCGGGCTGCTTCCTTGCCCCAGACTTCCGAGATGACATCAGTGGCCAGGAAGGTGATCGGGTAGGCCAGAACCCCAGCCGGGAAGACCAGCCACCCGATCACCAGAACCTTGGACGCAATGAAGTTTGAACAAACGAGACTCCCGGCGAAGATGCAAACGAGTAGTCCATATCTCCGGTCGGGCATTGCTCTTCTCCTCTAGCGGACCAGCCAGAACTTGTGGCTCTGAACCGAGAGCCGCCACCGGGGGTAGTCCTGGACGAAGCGCAGGCAGGCGTCCAGGTCTGACTCGATGACACTCCCCGGGGCCTTGATGTCCGTCTTGCTCTCGACATCGAAGGCAGGAGAGACCAGATAGTGGTCCGCTTCAATGGGGACGATGGGCGGGGGCAGGACGCCATTGGCGATCACGTACTTGACCTCGTTGGCCCGCAGGGTCTTCAGCATCTCCGGGGGCGTCTTCGGGCTCACACAAATCCAGTCGAGCCCCGGGGGCAGAACCCCGGTCCCGTTGCTCTCCACGGCGATCTGATAACCCGCCGAGCGAAAGAGGCGAACCAGGGCGGCATCGAGCTGAAGCGACGGCTCACCACCAGTGAACAAGACCCATCGGCACTTACCGCCGAGCGCCTGAACCTTGGCCAAGATATCGGCCCCGGACATCTGGTCCCCGGTGAGCCAGTCGGTGTCACATTGAAAGCCAGCACCCTGCCCGGCGAAGCCAGGAGAGACCGGCTTGTCCAGCTCAAGCGGCGGCTTGGGCACCCCGGCTTCGACATCCTTGGGGCCGCGCATTGAACAGTTGAGGTTGCAGCCCTGGAAGCGCACAAAGATGTTGGCCGTCCCGGCGCGGGCACCTTCGCCCTGGACCGAGTAGAAGATCTCACGGATGCCGTAGGTCTTCGCGCCGGTCTTATCGACCTTGCCCTTGGGCTTGCCCTTGGTGACCAGGCTGGAGCCGTTGGGGAGCGGGAGGTGCTGATGCCCGGGGTCGTATTCGCAGCGGCTTGTGCAAGTCTCTTCGATGATGACCCGGACCAGGCCAGGGATGACCGGGGCAAGTTGCTCGAATATCCACGCGGCCACGCGCTCGCTCGTCGGGGCCTTCATGCCGAGCGTCCGGTTCAGGTGATGGTGGTCGAGGTAGTTGGCCACCAGGGTCTTCAGCGGGGCCTTCATGTCGCCGTAGTCCTGGACCATGCCATCCTGCCGCCCGCCTTCCTGAACCTTCTCCCCCTCGACCTCGATGTAGCCGACCCAGGAGTGGCCGTGCAGCCTGGCGCACTTGCCGCCTTGGTCCGGGAGGATGTGGCTCGCCTCGAACTTGAACTCCTTTCGCAGAGTGAACATGCTCAACCTCCTACCCCTGGCTGGTTTGGGTTCGGCGGCACCAGCGGGTCAATGGCACCAGCAAAGGCGAAGGCTTCCGCCCGCTCCACGCAGGAGCCGCACTTCCCGCAGGGCTCGTCCTTGCCTTCGTAGCAGGTCCAGGTGTGCTCGAAGGGCACCCCAAGCTCCACGCCCAGCTTGGCGATCTGGCCCTTGTCCATCTCGCTGAACGGGGCAATGAAGTCGAGGTGCTTGTAGTCGCAGATCGCCAGCACGCGGCGCAGCTTGTCGATGAACTCGGGGCGGCAGTCCGGGTAGATGGCATGGTCCCCGGCATGAGCGGCGTAGGCCAGGTTCCCGGAGTCCGTCGAGATCGCCCAGGCCGCAGCAATGCTCGCCATGATCATGTTGCGGTTCGGGACCACCGTGGACTTCATGCTCTCGTCTTCGTAGCTGCCATGGGGGACCGCCACGGTGGGGTCGGTCAAGGCGCTCCCCTTCATCAGCTCAGTGAGCGCAGCCAGGCGCATCACCTTGTGCTGGATGCCCAGGTCAGCGCAGACCTGACCCGCCGCCTTGATCTCTTTCACATGGCGCTGGCCGTAGTCGAAGGTGAGGCAGCGCACCTCGTATCCCTTGGCGAGTAGCTGGTAGAGCAGGGTGGTGGAATCCATCCCGCCGCTCAAGATTAGAACAACTCTCTTCTCTCGCATTGCTCAACTCCTATGGTGTGATGTGGACTACTTGGGGGGCTCTTCAAAGAACTTCTTCAGGTGGGGGAATGCCGCGACGATGGCAGACCGCTCGAAGGCGTAACCGCTATGGGCCAGATACTCGATGAGCGCGGGGGCGTAGCTCTTGGCCTTCGACGGGGGGCGGTTGGTTGCTACGGTGGCATCAACCCCTGACCGCTCTCTCGCCCTGGTGAAGACTGTGATGCCCTTCTTGCCCACCTCTTTCAAAAACGGGTCAGCGGTATCCATCTCCAGGGTGGTGGTGTTGAAGCGTCCGAGAACTTTGCTGTCACTGGTTGGCTTGTCTCTGATGTCAATGATCATCTGCTCACTCCACGAATCCGATGTGCTTCTCCAACAACTTGCGAGTCTGCTCAAGGCTCAGCTTACCAGACCCGTGAAGCCGAAGCACGGTGGTGCCCTTCTGGAACGACTCCTCTGACTTGAACCACGCCTCCATAAAACGAGCCCGGACGGGGGCGCTCTCTTTCAAAGACATCGAGGAAAACCGACCATGCCGGTGATAGCTCTTGCGCTCCAGGTGCATCGTCACCAACTCGGCAGACTCCTCTAGCTGATGGGTTCCACCATAGGTGCTGATGTGCTCCCCCGTCGCCTGCTTCAACGCGGACTTCGTATTCATCCGGTCCAAGAACTTCGACATGCCATCCTGGGTCAGCGTGCGGTCCACCGCATGGCCTGCCTCATGGACGATCACCTCTGAACGATGGCGCAGCGGAACATCAGCCCGGACATGGAACGAAGGCTGGTGCGAGCGCGAGTAGTGGACCCCCCACCAGTCGTCGTTCATTGCTCCCCGGGCCTTGTAACTAATCTCGTACTCAGCGCGAGCAAAAGCCCGCAGCGCCGACTCTGGCATCCCGGAGTCTCGCATCCTCTTCACCAGGTCAGCGTCCCAGGCTTCAATGCGCGGGAGAGCATAGCGGTGCGGAGCAGCGTCAAGCACATTGGCCGCAGAGTAAGCCTTGGCGTTCTCCAATGCCCGGTGAGCATCAGCCCAGCCGTTGCGGATTCGCTGAAGCCCCGCTCGGTGAACAAGACCGTCAATGCGCTTCACATAGCCCGTCAACTCCTGGCGGGCCATAGCCGAGACTCGCTGCAACCACTTCTTGCCCGCCGCAGAGCCGTGCGCCTTCCTGGCGGATACCCAAGTCTCCATCTTGCGGACGAAGGCGACATGCTTATCCGCCAACAGTTGAAGCTCGGCCAGCTTCTCCGGGTTGCCCAGCGCGGCAATGAACTCGTCAGCAAACGCGGCGGTGTCTCCCTCCACGGCGCTAAGGAACTTCAACCGCCCAGGCCCCGTGCTGGTCAGATCGTAAAGCTCGTCCAGCTTGCTCGGGCCGAAGTCCTTGCTGAACCCCAGGGCCTTGCGAAGCTGTGGCAGGGAGGTCGGGCCAAAGTTAGGAGCCCTCGGCTTCCTCGGCTTCTTCGGTGGCGCGGGCTTGGGCTTAGGAGCCACTGGCTTGGGCGCTACGGGCTTCACCGCTGGCTTGGGGGGCTTCGGCTTAGGTTTGGGCTTCGGCTTCGTAGGAGGCTTCCCAGGGGGCTTGCTCGGCGGCTTCCCGGGCTTGGGCACTCCGTGAAACTCATGCACGACCACTTTGGTTCGACAACGAAAGTGAAACGGGGGCAGGAGCAGCCCCTTGCCTTGCAGGGCGGCGGTCGCCTCGGGAGAGCCTGGCTTGGTCCCCGCCAGGGTTTGCTCGACCTTGGACCCGGTCAGCCAGGGAGCGATCTTCTTCACATCAGCCGGGTCGCTGGCGTCAAGAATCTTCTCCATGTGTTCGACGCCAGAAGTGACCGTGAAGACCTGGCCGTTCATCTGGTTGCAGATCTGCCCGGTGCGCTCATCCCCCGGGTTGGTCAGGGTATAGGTCTTCACATTGGCGGTTACAAATGTGTTCATCCGCGCAAAGGTTCGACCCTGCTGGGCAATCGTTGATGCCACCCCGATGAAGTAGTTGTCTGGGTTCCCAGCGAACTGCGCCGGGATATGGGAAGCGATACCAGAAGCCCCACCAGGCACCAAGCCGGTCTCCCGCTCCAACGCTCTGCGGAGCAGCTTCCCGGCTTGCTTGCGACCCAGGCCGCTGTCCAGCATCAGGTCGCTGGTAATGCCGCTCACCCGGTTGGCGAGATGCTCCGAGTAAAGGTTGCCTACCCAGAACACCTGGTGCTTGCCCAGGGCGGCAATGGCCTTGGCATCCTTCTGCGTGAAGCTCCAGGGAATCTTGAGCTGCCCGCTCTGGGCTTTCTTCACGTTGTTGTAGATGCCCTTGAGCAGCCCGTTTGCGGTGGCGACCTGGGAGAGCGTCAACGGGGTGGAGAGAGACAGGTTCATGTCGCCAAGAAACTTGCGAAGCTCCAGGCGAGTGATCGGCTTCGACCCCGTGGAGAACGGGGCCAGGTGGGTATCTAGCGCCTTGCTGACAGAGGACTTCCACGACCCCTGGAGATGGAGCCGCAGCTTCTTTTCAAGCGCGTCGGTGGGGTCCAGCTTCAGAACCCGGCAGACCGTTCCTACGACTTCAGAATAGAGTTCGCAGAGGTCGCCGGTCGACAGTCCCGAAAGCTGGCCGGTTAGAGGATTCCTTCCCACAGGGAGCCACCGTCCATCTTCACGATCTCGGTCTCGGGCTCACCCTCCACGATGGTCTCGGCCAGGGACTTCAGGATCGCCGCCGAGTCCTCGGTCAGCTTGCCCTTGTCGATGACCACCGTGCAGGACGGAAGCTGCACCACCTTCAGGTCGCCCTGCTGCTCAGCGGCCTTCTCGGTGGCCTGCTTCATCTCGACGAAGCTCTGGCGCACCATCACCATGTCGCCCAGGTCCACGGCCCCGTCATCACGCCGAGTCATGGAGAGCTTGAACATCCGCCCGCTCTCATGGTTCTTGGTGACCACGAAGCCCTTGTAGATGCCGATCAAGAACAGGGACTGGCCCGACGAGTGCCGCTTCTCCCTGACGGCCTTTAGGACCGCGCCGATGAAGTCATGCAGCTCTTCTCCGTCCTGGAGTTGTTCGGCCTTCACTACTTCGATGGTGCTCTCGTTCTGGGGCATTGCTCTTCTCCTGTTAATTGCGGCGTGCGAGTTCGACTTCTATTGTAGAGCGCAAATCCATCAGCCCGTCAATGAAGCCCGTGGCGTCCATGCTCACGGCCTGGCCCACCGGGCGACCTTCACCACCCGGCTGGCCGACTTGAGCCTGCGCGAACTGGAGCGAGTACGGAGTGTCGAGGTCAATGCCCACCGGGACCGGCCCGATGTCATCCCCGAAGATGTCGCGCATGATGCGGTCGGCGCGGCGCGGGGTCATTGCCCCGGACTTCTCGCCCGCCGTCATCATCTTCACCAGCTCAGAGTCATCCGTGATGTTCGGGTGATTCGATCTGAACTGATGGAAGCGTGCGCCCATTGGCATCAAGACATGCCGGTTCACCATGTGGTCATCGTCGTCCCGCTCGGGGGCGAATACCTGCTCGTCTGCCAGGGCGCGGCTGGCATCGGCGGTGGCTCGGTTGTACTCGTCAGACCGGCCCACAAAGATGGGCGGCAGACGGAAGCTCTGGCGCAGCTTGTCGCGGTTGTTCGCATCGTACTTCTGGAACAGCTCGTCCTGCTGCTGCGCTCCCTTCATGGGCTGGACATTGATCTTGAACTGCCCAGGCTCCAGCCCGCCCTCGTCCAGCGGGGCACCTTCCAGCAGGATGAACTTCGAGTAGTTGTTGTCCCCCGCCATCTGCCCCTCGACGAACTCGGTCAGGCGGTTGATGGACGCCTCGGTGAGCATCCCGTTCTCAACGAGAACGAACATCGAAGGGACGTTGTTGTTGCTGATGGTGCCGTAGTTAATCTCTTCGGCTGACCGGCTTCCCAGGATGGATAGGATGTTGCCTATCCACAATGGCACCCCGTAGGGGGTGTAGGAGGCATAGTTCGCGTAGTGAATCAAGCTGGTCGCCTGGGCACCAAACGCTATGGCCTTCCCCTCTGGAACGAACTCCCCGGTGAAGCGGTTCATCGTCCTGGGGTCACCGGCTTCCTTGAACCAGATCGCCTTCGAGTCGCGCACCTGGCAGTAGCGGCGGAACCGATACATCATCGGGACATGCTCGATCTGGAAGTCCAGGTCAGGGCGCACCCTGGGCACATCTACCTGGACAGGGTCGGTCCTCAATCCAATGCGGATAGAGTGGCCGTGGACATGGTTGACCCCAACGAGTTGCCCCATGCGGTTCTGAACCAGCTCGTTGTAGCCGTTGCCGCAGGAGTGCTGGTCGTTCTTCACTCTCTTGCGAATCATGGTCAGGGAGTGCAGCGGGTGGACCGAAGAGAGCGCAGCCTTGAGCCGGTGTTTCTCTTCTTCAATCTCATCTTCAAAGCGGCGGCGCACCCGGTCAGACATCGTGCGCTCCCGAAGCTGGAAGCCGAAGCCAACCGTGTTTGTGGCCATTGCCCCGATGACCTGGTTTAGCTCGGTACTATACTCCTTCAGCAATGCCAGGGTCAGGAGGTTGTAGGGCGGGGCGACCACCCGCCCCCCGCCGAGGATGCCCGCCCATTCCGAATCATCATCAGCCGCCGACAAGGGCAAACCGTTCTCGGCAAGCTCCTGCTCGGTGGCCTTGTTGACGATGCTCTTCGGGATGCCGATGACCGTGGCGTTCAGAGCAGCGGAACGGCTCTGTCCATCTTTGGTCAAACCTTGAAGCGGGAGGGTGGTGCGCTCGACTAGGGCGGTATCAGACATTTGCTTCTCCACCCCAGGAGGGCCAACAAACCCCCGGGGGGCGGGGGAGACCCCCCGGGGGCGTCACAACAAGAGCAGGAGTCGGCGGCTTAGCTGCCCGCCTCAACCTGCGCGTACTGGGCAGACTCCAGGTGGAAGATGAAGCTCACCTGGGCGACGACATCGGCCTCGACCTTGACCAGACCAGCGGCGTCGGTGATGAGGACCACGTTCTGGATGAAGTAGGACTGGGCAGCGCCACCCGTGGTGTACGCTTTGACGGTATCGTCATTGTCGGGCACGCCGCCGTTGGCGTACTTAACATCGTGAGGGTTAGCGTCCCCGCTGACCACCTCCAGAGTCCCGCGCAACTTCACGGGCCTCCCGGTATCCAGGTCGTCGGAGGCGGTGGCGGTGTTGATGGCCGCGATGATGTCCCAGTCCTCCCAGGTGGCGTCGGCAGCCGGGGAATGGGCGGCGGTCTCGATGTTGCCCGGGAAACGCTTGGGCTCGTAGTCTTCCGTGGTCGGCATGGTGCCATGAATAACGGTCATTGCTCTTCTCCTCTGGCGTCAGCCGTTACGCGCTGGCCACGAACCGGGCATACCGGAACGACTTGAGATGAAACTTCACGCTGACGTTGGCCTTATCCTCGGTCTCGAACTTGATGTTCCCGGACCCGTCCGTGATGACCGTGACCGGAACAAACTCCGAAGCCGCCGCCGCCTTGGAGATGAACAGGTCTTCCTTGTCCAGCCCCGTCGCGGTGCCACCATCGGCCCACAGGCTCTCGTTGATAGCCGCCTCGCCGTTGATGAACTCGAAGACCCCCCGAAGCACCACCGCCTCACCCGTGCGGATGGGCGTGGAGAGCTGCGCGTTCAGCAGGGTAACCAGGGCCACGTCCTCCCAGGTGTTGTCGGCCACCGCCGTGAAGGCAGCAGTCTGGACATCCCCGGGAACCCGGTGCTCCAGCATGAGGTCCAGCAGCTCTGCCAGGGTGAGGTCGTCGTACTTCTTCCTCGCGCCCCGGGTCAGGTTGCTGTGGCCGCTAAAATGCCGTTCGTCAATCTGTCCAACCTTGCTCATCGTCTTGCTCCTTCTCGGTGTTTAGCCGACGAGTGAGGTTAGCCCATCCGGGAGGCGATCCAGATCAACCCCTCGGTGGTGGTGTCGTTGATGTCGGCCTCGGCACCGATGCTGAACCCGGGGCCGTCGCTACCGGACTCGGCCAGCGGGGTGATGCCGGTGGTGACCTCCAGGGTGCGGTCGCCCGCCTTGATGGTCTTGAAGCCGGTGCCATCGGCCATCATGTTGTTCCAGTCGAACATGCAGTCGTTGTCGACGTTGAGCAGCTTCACCCTGTCCGGGACGAACCCGACCGACCGGATGTTGAGGGTGGCGTTGGTGGCGATCACTTTGCCGGTGGCGTACTGCGATCCTCGACTTGACATTGGTTCCTCCTCGGAATCCTCGGGGTCTATGCCCCTCTGGTGTGGTTTCAAACCGCAATGGTAGGCCCATCGTAGCAGCGTTGTCAAATTACTCCGGGCTCATTTCTTCTTGCCCGACGCGCCCCCTTGATTGCCTGGCTGTAAGCCATCTCCACGCAGTCGAAGAGGTCTTCCGAGTACTTCCCATGGGGGAAGCTGCACATCGTGCGGATGAACTTGTAGTGCCCCCGCCGAACATGGATGCCGCCCAGGCCCAGGCGCATCGACATCCAGTTAGCTCGGGCGGGCTTGTCCTTGGTGGTGTAGCGGGCAATGGACTTCACCCGGGGGTATTGGTCCTGGAGATTCTGCTTGACCGCGAGCTGATACCCATTGGCTTCAATCACTACCCGCATCACGTTCGGGTGCTCGTCCCACCGTTGGGCAATGAAGCGAAGCTGCGCCGGGGCGGGAGCCTTGAAGAGCCGGTAGTCGATCAAGTAAGGCTCTTTCGTGTTCGGGTCCACACCGATGGTGCAATGGGCGCAGGCCGCGCTCTTCTTCTTCCCGCTCACCGCTGGGTCGAAGGCTTGCCAGACTCGCAGACCAGCAGGGAGCGTGTCGTAACGGGTGAAGTGCTCCGGGGTCCAGATGCCGCCCAGCACCTTCCCGCTCACGCACATCCACTGAAGCTCGAAGACGCCAAGGTTGGCTTCTCGCAAGCGGTGCATCCTGGCGGTCGGGAACTTCTCTTCCCAGCGGCTCCGGTCGGTGTGGTCCAGGACGCCCAGGACGATGTGGGCATCCTTGTAGTCGTTCATCACCAGGTGGGAGTAGAGGTCTTCTTCATGCCACCGAGTGCCGATTAGATATAGCCGACCATCGGGCATTTGAACGCAGGGGATTAGCGTTTTGTAAAAGTAGGTGTAAGCCTTGTTCCGCTGGCCCGGGGTGCCCGCGTTATCCTCCGTGATCAAGTCGTCCGCAATCACCAGGTCGAAGTGCCGGGATGGTAGGATGGTGTCCATCCCGGTACACATGATGGTCGGCTCCCGGGCAAAGCTCTTGCGCCGGTTGACAATGATCTCGGTCTCGCTCCACTTATCCGCCCCGGTGACGAAGTCCCCGAAGATCGCCCGGAGCACCTGGTTCTTCTCGAAGTGGTTCTTGATGCCGCGCAGGAAGGTGCTCGCCTGGTTCTGGGCATTGGAGGCGAGCAATATACGGA